ATGTACGCTTCCTAACGATGCTCCTGTTCCGACTCGTTTATTAGAGACATCTGTCGATGCTAGTAATAATAGTGTCTATATTGAACCTAATAGTCGTTATGTTAAAGGCTGGGGTGTTGCCGGTAACAATAAACGTTACATTTTGGATATCGTAGGTTTCTGGAAGGAGATTTAAATAAATGGCAAGAATTAGATTAGGCAATTTAAAAGGTCCTAAAGGCGACAAAGGGGATCCAGGTCCTCGTGGCCCACAAGGCATTCAAGGCCCTCCTGGTACCGCTGAGAATATTGATTTAACTCCATTCGTTAAGAAAACCGAAAATACGACTCTTACCGGCCAGTATACTTTTACTAATAATACACCGATTAAGTTAAATGGCTACGATGTGGTCTCCGAGAATAATCGTGTATTGTTTAAAAACGCCTCTAATAATAACGTGTTTGCCTTTGATGCCGATACGATTACACATAACGATAAATCTTTATTAACACAAGATAAGGCTAATACGTTATATGCTCCGATCGGTGATTATGCATTAAGAACGGCACTTAATTCGTATGCTACTAAGGACGAGTTAACTAGTTATGCAAGTAAGCAATTCGTTACCTACGGATTAAAAAGTTATCTAACTAAAACCGATGCCGATACTACATATGCTAAGAAAACTGATTTAAATTCTTATGCGACAAGTTCTAGTTTAAGCAATTATTTAACGACTGCTAATGCTGGCACTACTTATTTATCTAAAACCGACGCGGCTAGTACGTATGCTAAAAAGACAGATTTAAGTGGTTATGCAGCAAGCTCTACTTTATCTAACTATGTAACGACTGCTAGCGCTAATAGTACTTACTTATCTAAATCCGATGCTGAAAGTACTTACGCTAAGAAAACCGATGTCGGTAACGCCTTAACTCTTGCTCAAGCTAACGATGCTTATGTATCTAAAGCTGGTACTAATAACGTAACCGGCACGATTAATATTAGCCAAACAGCCGGTCTTACCTTAGCTAACCATATCTTAGAGTCTAACCCGACAAACCTCGTTATTAAGAATAAGGCTAACCAACCTATTCTTACGATATATCCTTCCGTAGCCTATCTTAACGGTCGTGAAGTACTTAACCAATTTAAGGCCGATCAGCTGTACGCGCCTAAAACAGCATTAAACGATTATGTGACGACAACTAATGCTAACAGTACTTATTTAAGCAAAACCGATGCATCTAATACATATGCTACTAAAACTAACCTTAATAGCTATGTAACTACTAGCCAATATAATAACGACATGAATTCACTCTTAACAGCATTAAAAAATGTTAATAATTAAAAGGAGAATACTATATGGCAATAAATGATTTAATTAACGAAGTAAATAGTATTCAATCTAAAAAACAAGCTATTAAGGAAGCTATCACAGCTAAGGGTGTAACCTCGGAAGGTAAATTAAGTAAGTTTGCCGACGAGATTAAGAAAATCTCATCTAGTGAGCCGTACTGGTACATGATTAATCATATTCGTCATGATAATGGCAACGAAGGCGTATGTATTCGTACTAATAACTTTAATAGAGTTGTTCAACGTATAACACAATTAACAAGTCAAGGTGGCGGACGGTATCAGAGTGGATCTTCTTACACCAGAGCTACTGAAGATAGTTATGCTATGATTACAGCCGATGAAAAATCGACTGCTAAACCTTGCAGAACGATAACGACTCGTAAAGACGATAATATCGATTTTGGATTATCGAAAGATAACTTTAGTATAGATTTTAATAATTATAATGCCTCCTTTAAGAATGTTGCATCTAAAGGCTTTTCTAAAGATTCTAAACAAAGTTATTTAATCGATAACAGTGCATTACTTATACGATGTACGATACAAAGCGCAAGTCCGTATGCTACGATTAGCAAAGTCGAAAACCTACTCGGTTCTTCGACTAATGCTAAAGATTATACGATAAAAATAACTGATAGTTCTGGTACCCGCGACTCTAACGTAAAGCTTATACCGATTGACAGTACTACATTTCTTAAAGCGGCTTCTTATAGAGAAACGACGATAACTGGTTCATTTTACAAAGTAGGCTCTCGACGTTCAGGATCATTTAGGTTAGTACCAACATACGGCTATAACGATTATCAACGAGCTTTTGCTAATACGACGCTCGATTATGGCCACTACATGTTTTTAGAGTGTTCTAATTTAAAAGTAAAAATCGTATTTGTCGGTATAAGCGAAGCATTAGATCAAGATGGTAATGCTAATAAAGTAGTCGAAGTCTATACGTATACCAATAAAAGAGTATATCAAGGAATATATGATGATACGGTAACTCTTGAAGACAGTTCTGGTATTAATTTTTATATAGGAGAAACCTACGACCTATACATTAACTTCTCCGACAAAGGCCAACAGTACATGTTAAATAACCTTAAAAACGATTCAGATGTTTCTAGTGGCGACGGTAAAACTATCGATACTATTAAATCTATATATAATAGTAACTTTATAAGTGGTAGAGATGCATTAATAGAGTTTAATGCTAGAAAAACGGGAGCCGGTCAATCTAATAGTAGTAAAGCAACTAATTTATTTAAAAATAATTCTAGCAATGGCGCTTTTGTTAAGTCTAATAACGACAATAGTTATCAAGCTTGTTATATTAGTCCTGTTTTATCTAAATCTATGTCGAGCAACAGTGTAACCGGATTTATTAGACTTAACGATAGCTCTAGTACGATGTTCCCGATCACGCTAGAAAAAGCTACTAACGAAATTAAGTCTAATAGTAGTCTTAATTTTGATTATTTTAAAAACGCAAACATAATATCTATTGCTTCTAACGGTATCCCAAATAAGAATAATCGTATGGTAGTATTTGTTAATACTTACGAGAATAACACAAATAATATCGAGTGTTTTTATATAAAAAAAGGTAACGACTATATAACAAATGATTCGTTAAGTGCTTCTTTAGCAAAAACTCAATTATATATTTCGACCGACGGCGTATCTCAAACATATATTAAGAATAAACCGTTAACCGATATCTGGACTGAAATTAATAACTTACCTAAAGAAACTTATAGTACTTACAACAATTAATAAGGAGACTTTATGACAAACGCAGAAATTATTATGTCGATTATCGGCATCGTAACGTTAATCGGTGGTTTTATTAAAGCGATTCATGCTGTCGAAGATAATCAAGCCGATCGTAAAGCCTTCGAAAAAAAGACGTTAGCGATCCTTGAAAACATCAATGAACAGTATAAAGAATTGCAAAAACAGATCGAGGCTTCGAGAGAAGATCGTCGAGCACTCGATCGTAGAATCTCGATAGTAGAAGAATCTGCTAAATTGAGTCATTCTCGTATCGATACATTAAGCGATAAACTCGAAGCCCTTCGAGACAGAATTAAATAGTTTTTAAATAAAGGAGCTCTTACGGGGCTCCTTTTATAATACGAGGTTTACATGATTAATAACGATAAACTTCAAGCTATCGTCCAAATTCTGGCTGTCGGCGGTCTCGTTATAGCGCTCATTATGTCGATATTATACGACAGAACAGAATTATCGACGAATATAGCTTCCGGTCTAGTCGGCTTCATAGGTGGAGCCGCTGTTATACGAAAAGGAGAAGACAAATGGCATTAGGCGATTTAAGTGCATCTTACGAATCTAACGGTAACCCTGGATGTGTATCCTCGGGGGCCGGTGATTTAGGCGGTATTAGTTACGGTGCGTATCAGTTAGCTAGCGCAGCGGGTAGTGTCGATGCTTTCATTGAATGGGGCATCGATTACGGTGATTACTACCGAGATTATGCAAATAGTTTAAATCAGTACGACGTGAATAGCGATGCTTTTATTAGTCAATGGAAGTATCTAGCATCGGTAGACCCTCAAGGTTTCTTGAAAATGCAACACGATTACATTAAAAGCGAATACTACGATAAAGCATGTCGTTATTTAGCTAATAATGGACTACATGCTGACAAACATTCCGAGGCGTTACAAGACGTAATCTGGTCTAGAGCCGTACAATATGGCCCGGGCAACGTAGTCGATTTATTTAACGAAGCATTAACGTATGTACCAGGTTATACAGAAGAATGGAATTTATCCTGGGTAGATGCATTACGCTTCGATTATGATTTAATCGTCGGTATCTATGAGTCTAATAAAAGCGATGAATGGATTAGTTCACGATTAAGCTACGATGTAAGACAAGGTGTTTACGATCGTATGGATGCTGAAAAACAAGAAGCTTTAGCTATGTTTATGAAGGAGATTTAAATAATGAATGATTTAAGTAAAAAGATTATTAACGATGCGGTCGAACTTGCTAAAGTAAATGCTGTAAACGTATTAAAAGGCCTTAAATTCGACGATATTAAATCTCTCGTCGAAGCAGAAATGGCTAGTATCATTAAGCCACTCGAGGACGAAATTAAGACGACTACTTCTTACTGGGTTAAGATCCGCAACCGTATCTATATCACAGTACTAAACAATAGTGTTAACAGTATCGTTAATTCTGTTCAGAAGAAGATTAAAGAACTATAATTATAAGCCCTGGTTTAACAGCCGGGGCTTTTCTTTTTGTCTTCATTATGCTATCATGAATATAATATGAAGTTGTTGCTTGTAGGGGGTTATTATGTTCGAGTTACTTGCTTTACAAATTTATGCTTCATCTGGACTATTGGCTCTTATGTTTTTTGGGGCAGCGGTTTATTTTATTTTTAAATTTTTTAACGGTGACTATAGCAGTACTACAGAGATTACAGATAATGGGCAAGAAAGCCACAACTCAACATCAGGCTCTAATACGACATCAAGCTCTGATACTATTAATAATAAAGCGCCGGCCGAACGTAATTACGAAGGATATATAGAGCATGGTGATACTATATTATTTAAATCGCTTACTAAAAAAAATAAAAAGAATCGCCCAAACACTTATGACTGTTATGATGAGAGATGGGATGATAATACAGGTCATTTTAAGCAGTTATTTACATACGAAAAGCCTCTTACTTTTATCGAACCAAAGCACATAAATACTGATAGCATACATATAGAAGACCATATTGAGCATATTAAAACACTAATTAGTCAATATTTAAGATTTATCACAAATAAAGCTAACACTTTAAATGACTATAAAACAGAAAAGCGTCTCCCGATAAAAGTTGATTCTTCTATAAAACAAGATAAAGGCTGGGTAGCTACTTTTGCCATGACTATTGTCGATTGTAAAGATGATACAGCTCTTATGCCGACATATGACTTAATTATTAATAATAAAGTTTATTTGTATGGCAAATATAAGACAGAAATGGCTTGTGCAGCATATGAAATGCTTAAAGAATATAATATTTTAGATATCCAAGATGGTTCTGATGAATTAGACCATAATCTTATTACCAATCTTTATTTTTATTTTGAACATTCAAATGAAGACTATTTTGATTTTTTAAAAAGAAACAATTTTAATCATAAATATATAGACTCTATGAAAAAAATAAACTCTGAGATGTCTAAATTGTTTAATAGTGATGCAGATTTGATTTTAAAATATTGGAGCGATTCTAATATACAAAAAGATGATATATATTTATGTGGCATAGATCATTGTATAGCGCCTATAATAGACTTTGAAGTACGCAGTTATATTATTATCCGTGAAGTACCATTAGCTCATTAAAAGTATTTCACCGTGCATTTCACCACGGAGGGGTCACTACCTATAGATATAGATACATACTATATTTATAAGGCGTAGTACCCTCATCTCCACCAATATTCAAGCTAAAGCTAGAAGATACGTAAATACTGTAGAAATGCAGTAGGTACCTAATCTTCTAGCTTTTTTTAGTGTTCGTATATGATCGCTAAAATACGCATTTGTTCGCCTAAAATTTCACCATGATTTCACCACCGTTTCACCACGAGACACTTTTTTAAAAACACCGGAAAAAGTGCTTAAATACGGTACTTTATAATAAAAAAGACCGGCAATAATGCCGGCCTAATTATGCCATAATATCGATTGAATCGAGTATCTGTTTTTCTTGCTCCTTCATCGCATCTGTAACGTGCGTATAAATGGAGAGGGTAGTCTTAGGTTCGTTATGTCCGACACGAGCCATAATCGTTTTTAACGGTGTTTGTTTTTCGGCTAAAAGCGATATATGAGTATGACGGAAAGTATGAGTCGTTACTGTTTTATTAAAAGGTACTGATTTAAGCAATTTATTTAAATAATGTGAATCATAAGGTACGCCGCCATCCGTGACGAAGATATAATTATCGTCGTTCTTATAATGCTGCATGATTTGCTTACGGCTATGGTTAAGCTGTATAAACGTCGATAAGATATGTCGAGCTCGTTTGTTTAATTGCACTCTCCGGGCTGAGTACTCGTTCTTGGGTGGTATCCTAAGCCCGTCTACAGTTAACGTCGCATTGACGTCAATATACTCGTTTTTAGAATTATAGTCTTGAACACGTAACGCCCTTAGCTCACCAATACGTAATCCGGTTAATGCCTGGAATTCAAATAGGAGGGCGACACGTTGATTCTTCTTAGCAAGAGCCGTTAAGAAAGTCTTTAATTCTTCCTTCGTTAAAAACTTCTCACGAGCCTTAGCAATTTCTTCAGTAGTACGAGGCGGTCTCTTAAGAATAACGTCGTCGAGATATGATACGTCATTAATATAACCCATACGCTTGCCGTACTTTAAGGCTTGCTTAAGCACGGAATAAACACGCTTAACATAGTTAAAGCTTTTCTCCAATAGACATCTATTTAACATTCTTTGAATATAGATAGCTTTTAAATTAATAACTAAGATATCGCCATCAATCCATCTTAAAAGTGCTTTAGCATGGTCTTCGATATTCTGCTGGGTAGTCACTTTACGTAAACCTTTATCGATGGTTACATACTCATCGGTAAGATCTTTAATCGTAAGAGTTTTATTACTAACACTATTCGTTAGGATCTCGTTAATTCTATCGTTAAGAATACGTTGCATCTCTTTTTGAACTGCTTTAGTATTTTTAGTCGATGTAGCACTAACTCGTTTATTCTTACCAGTTAGTGGATCCTTATAATTCTCTCCATAACGGTAAGAGATAGTACCGTTTTTTTGTCTACGTTCATCAATGTACATATGTATATAATACTCCTATCGGCGTTTAAATGATGAGAGCATATTTAAGAGGGCCGTTAGCTGTTCCTCGGTCATATAACTCAAGATAATATTAATATCGTCGATTAGCTCATCACGCTCACGGTTATCGATTACGATCGTACAAGCATCTTTAACGGTGTCGAAGTCGGTATGTAGTACATAGGCCAATGCTTCGATTAAATCGTCGGATACTGTTTTAACGTAGCCATTCTCGAGCATAGTGTAGGTAGTGCGTTTATAAGAAGCCTTCTTAAGATCGAGAGGCGTGATACCTTTCCCGCTATCTAACAACTTCTTACGCAAATAATCTTGTACACCGTCAGCCAATGCTTGATGGCTTAACTTATTCTGTTTTCTTAGGTTCTCTAGTTTAATTAATTTTGGCATATTAATAATCCTCCTAACTATAGTATAAGTGATAGCTAAATTAAAGTCAATGACATGTATTGACTGTTCGCATATGTTCGTGTATGATTATTATAGATGAATTGTAAATCAGTGTTAGTGTATTGTAGGTGCACCATGACACAACAATATGCGAGTGTAACTGACTTAGCTAAGATTTTTGCTATTGGTAGGACAAAAGCTACTGAGTTAGTACATCAAATGGAGACGGATCCAGATTTTAAAGACAACGTTATCTCTTTTAGTCATCGTAAGAAAAACGTCAATATCGAGGCTTTCCGAGAGTTTCTCATAACAAAGGTTAGCCGTCAATGGGTTAAATAACTCTTAGCTATGCATAAATAATATAGCTATTAATTGATAACTCCATGACAAAGATGAGTAATATCTTATTGAATCGCAATTAAGCGGTTAGAAGTTTTTAGTTAAATTAAAAGGATTAACATTATGACATTATTAGAAAAAATTCAAGCAAAAACTACTTTGTACACTATTCTTAACAGAGAATACGTTAAAGGCCAAGGCCATGTATGGACAGTTAAAAACAATGAGACCGGTACTGTAAGCAAGAAGAATACACATGAACTTACAGGCGGCACCGATACAGCGGCTAATGGTTACAAGAATAAAACTAACCGTCGTGTTAAATCGACAGCTAAGTCCGTTTCTCATGGTATGTCAAATACTAAGTTTTACCACCAGTGGAAGCAGATGAAGAACCGCTGCAATAATCCTAGTCAGCCTCAATATGAGAAGTATCATGCTAAAGGCTACGATCCAAGATGGGACGTATTTGAGAACTTCATGAGCGACATGTACGATACATACGAAGAGGGCCTTACGATCGACCGTATTGACGGTGAGAAAGGTTATTACCCAGACAACTGTCGATGGGCCGATAGAAACACTCAACAACGCAACATGAAATCAAACGTAAAAATTAACTGGTTTGGTTCTGAGATGACTTTAGTTGAATTAGTCGAAAAACACGGCTTAACTAACTATGGTATGTGTAACCAGGACTTAAGACGTTATCAAAGCATGGGCTTTAGCTTAGATATGGCGGCTGTTATGATGGTCTTAGGATTTGCATCTGGCGTACGATTACTTAAAGGTAGTCCAAAGGCTAAAACTGTTAAAGCTGGTAAGGAGTTGTATGGAGATGTGTATGGCACATTAAGCGATCCATTGAGTCCGAACAACCTTAAAGCTATGTGTAGAACGTCAGATATGGCCGACATGGAAGCCCTATAACAATAAGAATTATCCTCTGCCCGGGAGACTGGGTAGGGGGTATTTTTTTGCCCTAAAATAGGTCTTCACTGACTGAATGTATAAAAATTTATCGATCGCCTATACGGATTAAAAATATAGCTTAGGATAAATTATACCTGGCCAATATCAAAACTTCCGTATAGGGCCTTCAAATGAATTCTACGGCTATTCCTGCATCGGATATATTCCTTAATTTGTAGTGCGGAAGTAAGCGCGGGCCGAGGTCGTCAGACCGAGTTGTTAGGACTCTCTGTTAGTCGATATAAGGATGTCAATTAAAGCTCCTCTAAGACCAGCTACTATGTCTCTGGAGTATTTATATCTTAAACACAGTAGACGGCCCTTAGAGCGTGAATAACGAAGTTGTATGACTATTGTAGCGATGTAGGTATATGTGTAAGGGCGGCTTATTGTCTTAGGTAGAATGACTTAATTCATTTAAGTCGCCTCTAAGAGAAATTTTAGCCTTTGAGGATAGATTATACCTGGTCCATATTAAAACGCTGCCAGAGGGGCTATAATTGATAAATTTAGCTATTGCTGGCTACGACATATATCTGACTTTAATGACTTTAAAACGTTGAAACTGAAGAGATGCTTCAATGCTGTTAAGAAGGGCACATATGACAAGAGTTTGAGAGGGGCCGCTATGAGAGCCTGGTATGTTTCTTTACATAGAACATTTGTTTGGTGTATGATCAAAGAGCGGCCGTTGGTCCATATAACGTATTGTGTCCTGGCCGCCATTAACGATATACAGGCTGCCGGGGCTTTAATTTTGTTGGAGCATAGGACGCCTGGCCTTTGACGATATGCTACCGAAGCAGAAATGACCGCCTATATCCATCTAATGTATATTCTCCATTATTATCAGCAGTGACAATAAATAATATCCTATGACAACAACTAATCAAGCTCCAGTAGTAGTCTTTGGCCATAGAATACCTTACGATAGTCGATTCCAGTTGAATAGAAGAGCAACTACCTGTCAAAGCTGATAAGGAACAATAGATGATATTCCACAACCTAATACCGTTAAGAGCGCCGGCGACCTCTTCTCAATCATATACTTCTCATTAATAGCCTCTTAAAACATTTATACAGACTTAATCAAAAAAAATCACTTAAACACATCTCTTCAGCCAGCTACATCTCTGACAATATACATCCTTAACAACAGCATTATTTTTAACTCCTAATAGCCGCCCATAATACAACATTTACAGCTATTAACAACATCTTCCCACAATTTCCCATACTACGCCTAATATAGTTAGTATAAACAGTACATATATTTCATGTAGTAAGTTGTATTAATACCTAAAAGTCATGACAATAAATATTAGATATCTAAATGCTTTTTTATGTAAAAACATAAAACATATATACATACCGGCAGCTATTACTTTTAGTATGTCAAAATTATATACACCGTATTATCACAAAGGGCGCTCTTTAGTAGGTAATATTGTATTGACAGTGAAAATACTTCATTATTTAAACTCATGCAGTATAGTATCGACCATAGTTTAAATATCAATATGGAGAAGGGGTCGCTACGCTCCCCGTAATGAAACTACCTCGTTCACTGCGTTCACATCGTTAGTTTCATTCTTATTCAATAAGAATATTTTTTACTGTTAGAAAAATTTTTGACAAATAACATTAACTTTATTCCTCAGTGAGTAATATATGAATGTAAAGGAACAGCACTTCCGAATAATCGATTCGTTCGCTACGCTCACTTCATGATTATTCTCCAGCGATCGTCACTTCAAGCGACATAAATGCCTATGGACATTTTCCATCAGTTAATTAAAATTTATTATGTTGCCGACTTGTACGTGACGATTAGATTTGATATAATGTACATGAACATTAAAACTGAACGTACTAAGTGTGAAATGATTATTCTCCAAAAAGATACTCTTCCTATTATCCTATTCCTATATAGAGATACCACTTTTTATAGATAGCGATTTTCAAAAAAGTCTCTGTTTATAATAGAAAATTAAAAATCAGCACTTAAAATTTCTCCCGCATACTGGGAGAAATTAAAGCTCCACTCCCAGATACTGGGAGAAAATTTTAACTAGAAAGGACATCTTAATAATGGCAAAAACAGTAGTAGTTAAGCAAAGAGATCGCTTTATAGCTGATCGAAAAAGATTTTTCACAGCTGACTGCAACTACATAAAAATTTCTAAAAAAGACATCTTAAAAAAGTTTGGCTTAATGAGTTTAGCAACTCGTAGAATGAACAATTCAAAATATACAGAATACTTAATGTACTTAGCACAATTTCTCAATGAAGAAAATAAACTTGTAGCTATGGATTGCAGTAAAAAATATAAGTTACAAAAAGAAGATATTATTGAACGCTTAATAGAAGGCTTTAATATTTCTGAAAAAACAGTTGAAAACTTTCTGTCGGCCGCTAAAAAAGAAAATCTTTTAATTCGTGAAAAATGTGACCGTTTAACAGAATATGTATATATTATGAATCCGATAGCGTTTAATCAAGGCTATACTAACTTACACGTTGAATTATTAGAATATTTTAGTGAAGATATTAAAAAATTCATTTCTCCATATCAATACGATATTTGCTTAAAAATATTTTGTGTAGATTATAACAAATATAAAAACATTGATTGCTTATCTATGGTTGATACTACACGATATAACGTTGAAAAGATCATAAACGGTGAAATGTTTAAAATAGAAGGCGCATTTAAAGAAACTAAATTGATGTCCTGGAACAAGGCTAAGGAATTATTTGAACGCCGAGGCATTACCGAAGTAATTGGTTTACCATTAAACACAAGATTCAACTGTATATTCCATCAAGATGAAAATGAATTAGCTGTCGTTATTTCTAATAATAAAAAAGAACGTTATTTCTGCAAGCTTGATAATTGTGTTTGCGGAACAGAATATAAAGGTCTTGATATCTTTGATATGATTGCTAAATTAATGGGCATCGAAAACGAAGATGATAAATTCAACTTAGCGATGGAATATTTAGCTAACTTATATAATGTTCAAATTGAAAAAACAGCGACTAGCGTATTTAATGAAGCTCCATCTGAAAGCGATCCTAAACTTGCTTCTCTTAAAGAAAATGACAACATTATTGAATTATATAACGAAGGTAAGCCATTGGAATCGATTGCAGTCGAAGGAGACAGAATAAAATCTCTTATAAAAAACTTATATTTAAAAGATAATCCTAAAGACAAAGAAACAGCTAAGGTTTTTGAAGATGTAACAGAATATCTAACTTACAATATGGACAACAGCAATTACATTATTGATAAAGATACTAACTCAGACATTATCGGGCTTGCCGGCATAACCAATTTATTAGCTAATAGTAAACATAACTTATCTAAAGACATTGCAACTACGTATATTAGTTTAGCTAAAAAAGCTAATATTTTATATCAAGATGGTACAGCTAAGAGTGCTAAATATATGGTAAACCCTATTTTGGTTAACGATAAACTAACTACTAAATTATCGAAAAATACATTCTTAACGTTTGGAGAACAAACTAAAGCTTTATTTGGTAATGAAGCATGGTTCAATAATGTTGTAGCTTATTATAAACAAAATGGATCCCGAGAAGATATTCAAAGATTAAACAAGGCGGCTAAATAATATGACAGAACGTGAAAAATCTATTAAGAAAAATATTAAAGACTTAGAAAAACGATTTTGCGATCGCTATTTATTTTTAGACATTATGAATAGCGACGCTTGTATCGAAGAACGATTATATGACTTAAAGATGCTTATTTGCGATAAATTTAGAGATTATTTTTATATAACATCTTCGTTTGCTGGCTATGAACATGGACAGCATGATGCGGGCGATGAACGAGAATTTACAGCGACTGCAACTTTATACAAAGATGATGTTATTTATAACTGCATCTATTTAGACGGAAGTTTTTATAATTATGGACATGTGACGGCTGGCGTTTGTATTTTAAGTATGCCAACACATGATGAGGACTAATACTATGGAAGAAAGAACAATCACACTTAACAGCGACGAATTAAAATATACATCAAAAATATATAGTTTAATAGGAAGAAGATTTCTTAACAAGTATAATGTAGATCGCTTTTATTATCACTTAATAGGTAAAACTCAAGTCAAGGAATTTAGTGAGAGACTCATTAGTAAGGTTTCTCCTAAATTAAAGGTTTATGGAGTAATAATTAAAGAAACGGAATATCCTGAGGATAGCATTCAAAACTGTCAAACAGATAGTATTCGAACATGTCGAGTTGTTATCATAAATACAGAGGTTTGCAAACAAATTTATTATTTAATAGATTTTACGCTTTATCCAGAAAGCATTTCTTATAGTATGACGACTGGAATTTTTCCAGATGGAAAAAGTTCTGACGATTTAGAAGATAATACTGACGATAAACCAGAGGAATAACCGTTTTAATAAATAAATCAATAATTTATATAGATATAATAAGGACTAATACTATGGCAATATATAACGAAATTAAAAAAACAATAACATTTACTAAAGATGAATTAACTAAATGTTTTTCTAATCAACAAAAAATACATAGAATGCTTACTAATGATCGTGTTTTATTAAGAATGGCCCATCGTTGTGGATCAAATAAAAGATTTGAGGCATATCTCAACAGAATTATTAAATTAATACCAGTTAAGACTAAAATCGTTCGTCTTGAAAACTATAGTAACGATGATCCGAAATTAGATTTTGATGATTTACTTTTAGTGTTAACCGATGGAACATTGACTTACATCTATAAATTTAATGCAGATCGTTATGGCATAGGAGCAGCTACATCTGTTATACCAGCAAACGAGGAAGAACAAAATTTGTTCCTTGCTAAAGACTAACAAAACTTCATTAAAATTTCATTTAAGATATCGCTTAACGCCATTGTACGGTGAGTAATATACCTATGAACGGCGAACAAGCGAAGACAATTTAATACACTGGATCGGGCGCCGAGAGCTTTATATACTCCGGCGCTCTTTTTATTTGCGCGGATGGCCGCCATTCATCATTCTTAACAGCTTAACTAATAACATAACATAACACAAAGGACTTATATAACAACATGAAACTATCTTATCTAATACCTACTACAGAATACCTTACTAAAGACGAAGAGAAAGCTCTCTTTAAGGAGTACCACGAAACACCTTCTTTAAGACGTAAAAAACAAATTAAAGAAGACTTAGTATTAAATCAGTGCGGACAAATTATTAGTATTGCATCCATATATAAGAACGTCGACGACATCGAGGACCTATTCCAAGAAGGTATGATCGCCGTCCTCGAATCGTTTGAGAATTATGATTATACTCACGAGGCTTCTTTTACGACCTATATGAGACGAGGTATATTCCGACAAATATGCGATTACCTTAGACGAAATAAAACAATAGGCTTACCTCAAGCAGCTATCGAGAAGCTTAAGAAAATCAATAAGGCTAAAGAACTTCTCGAGCGCCTAAATAAACCGATCACGACAGAAGCTATCTCCGATATCACGAACATCAAAGAACACAACGTAATCGAAATACTTAATACGCTCTCAGTCGAAGAATTAGATCGATACTGTAACGATGGAGAAGGTGAGGTATCGATTCTAGAACACGTCGAAGATAAACAAGCCTCAAAAGCATTCGACGACGTACTCGATGACATGACTGAACCTACGATCGATATGTCGTGCTTAAGCGACCGAGAAAAGGAAGTCATTATACTTCTGTACTACAAGAACTTATCCATACATCAAATAGCTAGACGGTTACATCTAAAGTTAAACTTAGTATCCGATGCCAAATCCAGAGCTCTCAAGAAATTAAGAAAGGCACTATCTCATGACAATCAACGTTAGAAGACAACAACCGAACGAAGAACCTAATATCCTTATAGACCACGAAAATAATCGTGTTGTCATCGTATCGACTTTCTATTTAAAAGCGATCGTGTACACCGTGATCGCCTTATTCTCCTTAATAGCTTATCTAATCATCTCTCTTATCATACATATATAAAGCATTAAAGGACTTAATTATGAAATATACAAAACAACAGAAAGCTCTCATTAAAGAACTATTAGATAACTCTAATAATTATATAGAACAACCACTCTTTAACGAAGAACATCCTTACTATAATACTAACCTAGCCCGTAAATACTTATATCGATACCGTGATGCCAAGACAAATCTTAAACAATCGAATGCCTTAACTAAACTCTATCAACAAGACATCTCACGTATCGACGATAGTGAGTTACAATCACTTCTTACAAAATATAAACAAGAAGAGCTAGCTTCACAGAAAGAATATATCGCTATCCAACAAGAAGTCATCAATACTATTAATAAAGTACCAGATGCACGTTACAAGCTACTTTTAACAAACTACTACCTAAACGATATACCTCTTGTACAGATAGCCAGCAACTGGGAACAGTCATATACACAAAATAGAGGCTGTACCTTCAGAGCTATTAAATATATCCACGTCGAAGCTCTCAAACAAGTATGTGAAGTATTACATGGAGACCATAATGGATAACGAACTATTATTAATCATATTATTGTTACTACTAACGATGTACTTACCGATGATGATCATGTCGTTATATTAACGAACTACATAAGAACAACAAAGGCGGCCGAACACAAATCGACCGCCTCTTTTCATTTAATAGCTTCCTATACTATCTTACTAATAATATACATATATATTAATAACAACATCTTCCCCATATTTCCCCTTAAGACCATAATATAATATTAGAAGGGTACAAAACATTTAAAATTTACCTCCTATTATTTATACCCTTAAAGAAGATGTCATAATTTTAGTCCTTTTCTAACATCTTTGATTAATTTTTACTACTGTAGAAAAAAGATACCCTCTAACGAGGGTTCTTTTTTTTGCCTTAACAACCAAACATATATTCGTGGTTATAACTAACTACTTAATAATACCTAATACATTAAACAACGAAAGAGGTGAGATCCATCGCCATAACGCAAGACTCCCGTGGAAGAATCGTTGTAGATGGGTATACACTCACTCCTAAACAAGCTCGGTTCTGTGAAGAATATGTTTCTAACGGGAATGTTATTAATGAAGCCGTTATTAAAGCTGGTTATTCAAAATCAAGTCCATCGGTCGTTAATAACATGGGCTTGGAGAACCTTAATAAACCTGCGTGCAAGGCTTATATAGCCGAATTACAACAACGATTTAGACAAACTACTGATCATAGGGTAGCGACCATAGAAGAACGTCGTAACTTACTTACTCAATGGATTTACGATCAAAAAATGAAAGCTACAGATAGATTAAAAGCTCTCGATATCTTAAACAAGATGGATGCAGCATATGAACAACGAATCAAGATGGATACGACGATAAATAATCCGGTTCAATCTCTTACGACCGAAGAGCTACGAAAGCTAATTGATAATAAACCCGATTAACTTTCCCTATGTATTTTCGATTACATGCGAACACATACGAACACCAGAAGGAGGTGATACGAATTCCTAAGACAAGCCAAATGAGAATGACGCCAGAGCTCAAACAACATATCCAATATCAAGCGAAGCTAGAACTCGCTCGACGAGATTTCTTCGATTATTGCGAATTAATGGCTCCAGACTTTTATAAGAGATCGCGGCCTTATCTCCTTCATTTAACAGCTACCTTACAACATTTCGTATCACAATCTACTAAGAAAGTATTAATAGTATCTATGCCACCACGTACAGGTAAATCTAGAACCGCTATTATGTTTACGGAATGGTATCTCGGTAAAGATCCGACACAAAAGATAATGACAGGATCTTATAACGAAACCTTATCGACTCAATTCGCTAAGTCAGTCAGAAATGCTATACAAACGAATAAAGCCGATCCATTTACACCAGTTTATTCCGACGTGTTCCCTAATACAAAGATTAAACAAGGTGATGCGGCTATGAATATGTGGTCCTTAGAGGGTCAATATTCTTCATATCTTGCTACATCTCCTTCTGGTACGGCAACTGGTTTCGGCTGTACCTTAATGATCATAGACGACGTTATCAAGAATGCACTCGAAGCTAATAATCAACTTACTAAACAAGCTCACTTTGAATGGTTCACGAATACAATGTTATCTCGTTTAGAAGAGGGCGGTAAGATCATTATCATTATGACACGCTGGGCTTCAGACGACTTAGCTGGTCGTATTATTAATCACTTTAAAGACGATGCCGAAGTCGTATCGCTTAAAGCACTTCAAGATGACGGAACGATGTTATGTGACGAAGTACTATCCCGTGAGTCATACGAAGAGAAGAAACGATTAATATCGCCCGATATATTCTATGCGAACTACCAACAAGAACCGATCGACCTCAAAGGACAGTTATACTCGTCCCTTAAAACATACGACGTTCTTCCTCAATTCGAGAAAATACAGTCGTATACCGATACGGCCGATACGGGTACCGATTATCTATGTTCGATTATATACGGAATACGACAAAAAGAAGCGTATATCCTCGACGTCATATATACAAACGAACCGATGGAGATAACAGAGCCCTTAGTCGCAAAACATTTGTTCGATTATAAAGTAAATGAAGCGTATATCGAATCGAACAACGGCGGCCGAGGATTCTCACGTCAAATCTCCCATTATTTAACAGATATACATAATACTAATTACACAACAATCATACCGTTCCATCAATCAAAGAATAAACAATCACGAATACTATCTAATGCGACATGGGTAATGGAACATATATACTTCCCGATAAACTGGCATAACAAATTCCCAGAATTTTATAAAGCCATAACTTCTTATCAACGAGAAGGTAAAAACCTACACGACGATGCTCCTGATGCTCTTACAGGCGTCGCCGAGAAGATTAATACACAAACTCCTATATTCTCATTCGATTAACAAAAGGATATCTAATGAATACTACCGAACAATGGATCGACATCATACGTCGCAATACAGGTATCTCGGAACAACAATTCGTACAAGCCGAATACGAGAAATTCCTGTTCTCTAAAAAACGACGTAAGATGCTTTTATCACGACAATATTATTTAGGAAATCAACAAGAACCTAAGCATCTCGTATATACCGCTAAAGATACAATGCAAGATGCGTCCGGTATCATACCTAATAATAAAATCATCAATAATTTATTTGATGATTTAGTAGACCAAAAAACAAATTATTTATTATCACAACAAATCGACACACAAACTGACGACGATATCGACGTAACCGAGTACTTTAATCCAAGCTTCCAGAATCTATTAAAGGAATTAGGTAAGGACGTATATCAATGTTCGATTGGTTATCTACATCCGTTTATCGACGAACAAGGTAACTTGTCCTTTAAACGATTTAAACCAGAAAACGTTATCCCATTCTGGCACGACGAAGCACATAAACAACTCGATGCTTTTATTCATTTTTACGACGTCGAAATTTATCAAAGTCCTTCTATTACGACAACCGAAACACACGTCGAATATTATCTACCCGAAGGCGTACATTATTATATTTACTCTAACGGTCAATTAGCTCCCGATACGTCCAAGTTAAATACGGCATATATCCATAAGAACGATATTTCTTATAATTGGACGTCCGTACCGTTAATCTGGTTTAAACCTAACTCCGACGAAACATTCTTACTCGATCGTATTAAGACTCTACAAGATGCTCTTAATCAAATGATATCTAACTTCGCTAACGTAATGTCTCAAGACGTGCATAATACGATCTTAGTCCTTAAAGGATACGACGGCACGAATCTCGAAGAATTCCGACATAACTTAGCTAAACACGGCGTCATTAAAATCTCCTCGACTCCGGAAGTACAAGGCGACGTCGAAGCACTTAACGTTAACGTCGATGCGACTAACTATACGACGATCATTAAAGAACTCGAACGTGCGATTATTACGAATGGCCGAGGCTTCGATGCGAAGGACGACCGTATGGCTAATAATCCGAATCAGATGAATATTAATTCGATGTACTCAGATATCGACCTAGACGCTAACGATCTCGAAGCGGAATTCCAAGCGTCGCTACATCATTTAGTTGACTTTATTAATGCCTATCGTTCCCTTAATAGTCTTCCGATTATCTCTTCTATTAACTTTATCTTTAATAGAGACTTACCTGTTAACCAACAAGATACGATTGATGCTATTAAAAATTCCGTTGGTATTTTATCTGAAAGAACTCTCGTAGCTAATCATCCGTTTACACTAAACGTCGACGAAGAACTCGAACAAATTAAAAAAGAACGACAAGAAACCTTAAACCAAGATTATACATACGAAGGTAACTAATCATGTATTGGGAAGATCGTTTTCTAAGCGATAAAGAACAAAGTATCCTCGATGCACAAGAACAGTTTAACGAACTATCATCGATTACTGAATATGCACTCGAGAAACAATTATCACAAATACAGTCGTTCTACCAGAAATATGCTAATACTAACGGCATAAGCTTACAAGAAGCCAAAAAACAATTAACGGCACGAGAGCTTAAGGCATTTAAATTAACACTTAAGCAATATATCAAACTAGCACAACAGAAGAACTTATCCGAAAAACAGATTAAGCTCCTCGAGAACGCATCGTTAAGATCACGTCTCTCACGCATCGAAGCGCTCTGGATACAGACACAACAATTCGCCGAAGAGATGGCCGCCGACACTAATACCCATTTAACAGATTTCCTTCTTAAGCAATATGAATTAAGTTATTATAAAGCAGCCTATACTACACAATCACTATTAGGTAACCATCAAACATTTAGACAAGTACCTAAGAAACAGATATTAGCCACATTACAGCAACCTTGGAACGAACAAAACTTCTCCGATCGTATATGGCAACAAAAAGACGTACTCATTAACAAGCTACGTCAAGAGATAACACGTTCCTTTATAGCACAAGAACCGTCAGAGCGTACGACAGAACGTATATCACATACATTTAATACACAAATTTCTAATGTACGACGCTTAGTCGAAACAGAAACGGCATACGTTCAAGAGTTAGCGCTACACGATTCATTTAAGGAGTTAAACGTAAAAGAATACCAGATCTTAGCGACGCTCGATAAACATACGTCGTCAATATGTCGTCACCTCGACAAACATGTCGTACCGTTATCCGATTACAAGCCCGGTATAACGGCTCCGCCATTTCATCCGTATTGTCGTTCGACGATGATACCGAACGTACCGCTTAACTCACGAGCATCCAGACCAGATCAGAAGACAAAGTACATACCCGATATGACTTACGAAGAGTGGAAGTCCGATTATTTAACCTAATCGGCGCCACTCTTATTATATTGTCTTTTTTTACTGTTTAAAGACGATAAAGAACAAACATTAACTAATTAATTCAATGTGAGATGTGACTCACGATAATCAAACGAACGTATTAATGCAAGGAGTATTTCCCTATGACTAAAGAACAACTATTAGCCCTTAACCTTACCGAAGAACAATGCGCAACGATTATAGAAGATTATGGTAAGAACTACGTATCTAAAGCTCAATTTAACGAGAAGAACGATGCGTATAAGCAAGCTAAGAAAGAAATTGAAAACCTAACTAACGACATTACATCTTTATCTAAAACTAACGAAGCGAACGAAGCATTACAATCTCAAATTAAAGAACTTCAAGACGCCGCAGCCAAAAGAGAAGCCGATTACGTCGAAAATATTAAGAACATGAAAATCGACACAGCCATCGCTAAAGAAGTACTGCAAGCCGGCGCTATGAATCAATCCATCTTAACAGGCTTATTAGATCGCTCTAAGATTACGTTTGATAACGATATGGTTAACGGTATTCAAGAACAAATTCAATCTTTAAAAGAATCTGATCCGTATTTATTCAAACAAGATTCTATTAAAGGAGTTACGCCAGGGGAAGCTACACCTAAAACTGATAACGGTTTAACTAAAGAACAATTCAAAAAATTATCTTATCTCGATCGCGTCAAATTACAAGAATCCGATCCCGATTTGTACGAAGAATTATCTCACTAATTAATTACAAGGAGACCATCTAACAATGGCAAACGAAACGAAACTCGCAAATATTATTAACCCTCAAGTTATGCAAGATATGGTATCTGCTGGCTTGCCTAAAGCTTTGAAATTTACACAATTCGCAGCTGTTAACGAAGAACTTAAAGGCGTTCCTGGCGACACTGTAACTATCCCGGCATGGGCTTATATCGGTGCAGCTGAAGACGTAGCAGAAGGCGCTGAAGTAACGACTGCTACTATGTCCGCATCTACTAAAACTGTTCAAATTAAAACAGCTGGTAAAGCTATTACTTTGACAGATAAAGCAGTTAACTCTGGTCTAGGCGATCCTGTCGGCCAAGCTACTTATCAATTATCCTTGTCTATGGCCGATAAAATCGATAACGATGTATTAGCAGCTTTGGGTACTACTACTTTGGCAGCTACTTCCACAAAAGTTATTTCTTATGAAGGCGTTGTAGCAGCTGTCGATAAATTGAACGAAGAAGGCAACACAGACAAAGTATTGTTCGTAGCTCCTAGCCAAGTAACAACTCTACGTTTGGACCCTAACTTCATCGACCGCAATAAATATAATGCCGACGTAATGATGAACGGTGAAATCGGTATGATCGCTGGCTGTCGTGTCGTTGCATCTCGTCGTATCGATGACTCTAAAGCTACTATCGATAACTTCATCGTATGCTTGACTCCAGAAGTTGAAGACGGTACTCCAGCTCTTCCAGCTGTTACTATCTACACTAAAGCAGAAGCTAACCTCGAAACTGAACGTCATGCTAAAGCATTGTCTACTGATATCGTAGTATCTGCACATTATGCCGTAGGTTTGACTAACGAATCTAAAGTCGTAAAAGCAACTTTCAAAAAATAATATAGGTTAATATCATGGATCAAATAAAAGAACTAATACGATTCTCGACACATTTTAATGTGACTCCAGAATACGACTCTGTTCTTCAATATATCTATGATGCGGAACGGCAATATCTTCTTAATATTCTTAATCTAGAAGATTTGCCTTCCGAACTATCTGGGCTGCTCGATAAAAGAGTAGCCGCAAGGTTTATCGATCACCATAAGGATTTGATTCTCAAAGAAGCCGACTTACAGCCAATCAAAAGGCTTAAGGAAGGCGACACTGAAATCGAATTCGGCGGCGATAATACCTTATCATATCTATCTTCTCTTATTAGTAAATGGACTTCATTGGAAGGTACAGACATAACATGTTATCGAACATTAAAATGGTAGCTCGTCAACATTTCGAGCGTCTTTATCAAGATACATGCATTCTTACTGAACAAAAGAAAGCCATTCAAGATCCTCTCACTGGCATAATTAAGAACGGCGAACTCGAAGCAGTCAGTTACCCTTGTCGAGTTTCATTTAAAACGCTTCAATCTAACGACATCGTTAATAAACTACCGTCATCTTCGCAGACCGTAGTCTTATTTATTTCGCCCGATCTCGAAATTAAGCCAGGTACCGATATCGAAGTGATTCGTAATAACAGACACTTCGCTTATACAGCTTCCTCACAAGTAGCGTTATACGATACTCATCAAGAGATTCAGTTAACACTCAAGAGTAAACATAATGGCTAACGTAACGATCGATTTATCGGGATTCGACGAGCTATTAAAGAAGACACAAGAGCTTCAAAATAATGTCTCGTCCTTTAATCAAACAATCACCGATGACTTAGCACAACATTATTTAGCCGAAGCGATAGCTAATACGCCAGTCGGTGAAACTAAGACTTCGCCAGACGGTATATATCGCTCCGAATCGGAACACATGAGACGATCCTGGGAAGCCGAACGTATTAATGACACGACCGTTAAAGTACTCAATACGGCTTCCTATGCATCGTACGTAAACGATGGCCACCGACAACAACCAGGACGTTTTATTCCCGTATTGGGTAAACGTCTTACAAAGTCGTTTGTTAAGGGCCTACGGATGCAAGAGAAGGCAGAAGCGGCTACGAGAAGAGCTTCAGATAAGATTATGAAGAACGCGCTCGACGACTACTTATCAACGTGGAGCAAATAATGAATTATATTAACGAAATCATCGACGGCATAGCTAAATCATTATTTAACAGTTTTAAATATCCTATATATATAGACGAGATTAAATCAGATGCAAAATTTCCTTGTTTCGTTATCGAGACACTTAATACAGAACAGAAGCATTTACTAGACGTACGTTATGAACGCAGAAATGACTTCGATATTATGTTCTTTATATCTGACGATGACTACATCGAAGAACAGAAAGTACAGATTAATCCCGTAACGGAGAGTTTATATTTCGATTTAGAGTATATAACACTCTCTGACGGTTCTCTCCTTAACGGTATCGATATGAGTCACAGGATAACGGACGGCATCCTACATTTTAAAGTCTCTTATGAATATCACATCTTAAAAGAGTTAAATAAAGATCCTATGCTTACATTAAATCAAACTCAAGAGGTAACAGATAATGCCAAGAACAAAGAAAACTGACGAAGTAGTAGATACTAATATTGCAGTAGAAGAAGAAGCTACTGCTCCAGCTGCTACTTTTACTCCAGAAGTGATTATTGCTTCTGAACGTTTTAAACAATATGCCGACTTAATTGCCGCTGTCATCGAAGATCGCGAATACAGCATCGAGGAAGTTGAAGCTTTACTACAAGATACTCTTACTAAGCCTATCGTTGAAGTTTTCAACGATTAATTTTTTGAATAAAAGGAGAACTACTCTATGGCATTAGGTGGCGGCTACTGGCTTTTCCAAAATAAAACATTGCCAGGCGCATACATTAACTTCGTTTCCAAGAATAAAGCATTTGCCGAAATCGTAGATCGCGGTTATGCGACAATGGCTCTTTCCTTAGATTGGGGCGAAACAGGCAAAATCGTACGTGTCGAACAAGAAGAATTCCAAAAGGATTCACTTCGTATTTTCGGTTACGACTACGCTCACGAAAAAATGAAAGGTCTTCGTGACTTATTCATTAACACTAAAACTTTATATCTATATCGCTTAAACTCCGATGCAGTTAAAGCACAATCTACCGTAGCAACTGCTACTTGCGGTGGTGTACGTGGCAACGATATCGCTGTCGCTATTTCTGCCGATATTAACGACGCATCTAAATTCGTAGTAACGACTTACCTTAAAACAGACGATGTCGTTAAGAAAGTCGACGAACAAACTGGTCTTTCTACACCGAAAGAACTCGTTAATAATGCATATGTAACATTCAATGAAATGTCCGCATTCACAGCTCAAGCAGCTACTTACCTTACTGGTGGTACTAACGGTACAGCTGTACAAGCTTCCGACTACCAAAAATACATCGAATTGATCGAACCATTCTATTTCAATGTATTAGGTTATACTGGCTCCGATACTACAATTCAAAACTTGTTTATCGCATTTGCTAAACGTACTCGTGAAACGACTGGTCAAAAATTCCAAGTAGCACTTTATAACAATACTCGTGCTAATTATGAAGGCGTTATTTCTTTAGCTAACAAAGTAACAGATAGTGGTGCTGAACCTGGTGCTGGTGTCTACTGGTTAACTGGTGCAGAAGCATCTTGCCCTATTAATAAATCTTTAACTAATAAAATTTATGACGGTGAATATAATTTCAACGTTCAATACAAACAATATGAATTAGAACAATTTATTAAAGGCGGCCAAATTGTATTCCATAACGTAGCAGATTCCGCATCTGGCAACGTAAAAGGTAACACTCGTTTGTTGTCCGACGTTAATACATTTACAGAATTCTCTAAGGACCGCACTAAAGACTTCGCATTAAACCAAGTTATTCGTGTACTCGATAATTCCGCATACGATGTAGCTCGATTATTTAACAATTACTACCTCGGCAAAACACCAAACGATAAAGATGGTCGTATTGCTTTATGGAACGATATCGTTAAACTTTTCGAAGACTACGCTAAAGTACGTGCTATTAAAGAATTCGAATCTAAAGACGTTCAAATCCCGACTGAGGGCGATGAAAAAGGTTCTGTAGTCGTTAACTACGAAATCAACCCTACAGTCGCTATGGATAAATTGTACGCTACTTGCATTGTTAAATAAGGAGTTAAATAATGGCAGATAAAGCTCAAACTATGTTAGCAAAAGACGTTATTCGTGCAGTCGAAGCCCGTGCTTATATGACTATCAACGGTAAACGTCGTTTGTTATTGAATGCTAAAAAAGTAACTATTAAAGTCGATAAGACTAAAGAAGAAGTTGCTATTTTAGGTCGCATCACTAAAGGCAATAAATCTACCGGTGCCAAAGGTACTGGTTCTATGACAGTATACGATAACACACCAATCTTTACTGAACTCATGATCGATTTTATGAACCACGGTAAAGACGTATACTTCGATCTTCAAGTGACTAACGAAGATTCCGATTCCGCAGCTGGCTCTCGTACAGTCGTTATTAAAGGTGTTAACATCGATAACTTCGACTTAACTCTATGCGACGCTGACGGTAAATATTTGGAACAAGACGTAGACTTCACATTCGAAGGACTCGAAATTCCAGAAAACTTTAAAGAATTAGACGGTATGCAAGCCTAATTCCGCGTAAATCTTAGATAAGGGGCCTTATGGCTCCTTATTATTCTATACAAGGAGATTAACCCTCTATGGCAGATATCAAAAATATGTCCTTAAACGGATTCTTTAAATCTAATGCTAAATCCTTACCCGATGTAAAGGTAGTCGTATCTGAACGTTTTACCGATCAAGACGGTAATCCGATCGAATGGGTACTACATCCTATTAGCACTAAACTAGTCGAAGAAATTACGAAACGTAATACTAAAACTGTTATTAAAAACGGTAAGAAAGAGTCTACTATTAACGAAGAAAATCTTAACGCCGAACTCCTCGAAGCTGTCGTATTATATCCGTCTCTTAACGATGCCGAACTACAAGATTCTTATGGTGTATCCTCCGCTAATGAATTGTTAGGTGCTATGTTATACCCTGGCGAAACACAAGTATTAACAGCTGCGCTACAAGAAGTAATGGCTGGTAGTAAAGCTAACGATATCGACGAACTAAAAAACTAATAGAGGAGAATCCCGAGGCATATCTCT